CTCCTTTCGGAGGTCCCCTCGTGTTGTAACAACAGCACTGCCGCTGCTGGTCTTCGCTTTGGGTTAGATGCCTTTAGAAAGCATCCTGAATAACCCTCTGTTGGACCAACTGTCGGTTCTGGGTAATGGCTGTATTCCTACAGCCTGGACTAATCATCCTTACCCCTTGATATGATCAAATATAAGGAACGTAGTATAAACGTGGATGCCTCGAAGGATCTCGTTACTGTTTGGCGAAATTTCGCCTTACAGAATTGGAATCCTCCGCTTGCACTGTTCGTCACCATCCCGTACGTCGTGCCTGCTTATCGCAGGCTCTACGAACGGATGTGGTGGGACGATGGTAGGACGTGGTCTAACGGCTTTTATTTAAGCCGCACCAGCTGGAAGCCTTGTCAACATTACAAATGTTACATTGCTGACCCAGTTGATCAGACTCCGCTTCTACGCATCCCCTGGTCTACGACGTCAATTACGGACATTGGTTCGTACGTTGACAGAGTTGGAATGGCCGACCGCCTCTTAGCGGCCGATTCTTCCACCTTTCGTTCCTCATTCGGATCGTTTGGCAGTCACTCTTTAGGACTGCCATCTATAACGGTCGAAAACTCGGACCAGAGCTTTGTGCCTGCTCCGAGTGGATTAACTGTGTTAACGCAACGTGCTCTTGCGAGTATGTTGCCCACAATTAAGTCTGACATGTCGTTGATCAACTCAATTATTGAGTTGAAAGACTTCAAGTCTTTCCCCGAAACGCTTCGGCTACTCACCCATCAATGGTATTACGATCTTCCTGCTATGATTAAAAACCTTAGCAAGACGTCCGTGTTCCATAGGGTTGATAATTCCCTTATCAACGTGATACATCACCGGTTAAACCGGAATGTTCTCAAGAAGATTCGCAAGACGTTTAATCGTCTTGAAGGGAAGACATTAGCCGAATTATTCCGTGCACCGGCTGACGGTTATCTTCAGTTGAAGTTTAACATTCAGCCTTTGCTTAAAGACCTGACCAGCATTTATAACGCTGTGTCTGGACTTGAGAAGACCCTTCGGGGCCTTCTCAACCATCAGGGCAGGCGCCAAACCAAGCATTTTACTTGGAAGTGGCTCCCCGCTGAGTTCTCGGGTCCTAATCAGACCCTCAATTATTCGCTCAACTTGGGTCAATTCGCCGGGTCAACAAACCCGCCTGGATTTACCGGTTGTACGAATAGTTATCGTCGTTCATTACGAATGACGAGAGAAGTTATAGTGAGTACACCTGCTACATTCCATGCTGAGATTGAGTACAGCTATATGCTGTCTTCATACCAGGTTGAGCATGCTCAACTATTGACGTTATTGGATAGTATGGGGGTTAATCTTAACCCTGCTATTATCTGGAACGCCATTCCGTGGTCCTTCGTTGTTGACTGGTTTCTCGGCGTAAGCCGATGGCTAGGCGACAGGAAGGTTCTCAATATGGAACCGAGGGTCGGCATATCAAGGTACATGTGGAGTTGGAAATATTCCCGTCGAATTCGTACTAGTTTTGATTCTAATACGGTCGACGGTATGTCTCCAGTCCTCCCCAAAACCTATTTGCCGGATCTTTATGAAGAGGCGTATCGCCGCGACATAAGGATGCCGACACGTAGTGACTCCTTTTTTGGGAGTGGTTTCAGCTCAGATGAGCTGACGCTTGGAGCTGCCCTAGTTTTTGCTAGACGCAGGCACCAAAACACCCGAATGCGTGGTTAATGCATTTGAGAGACGATGAACTCTTTAAGTTTCATCACAGAAAACAAACTGTATGCCTATTCCGACAAACCTCAC